TACCACTAGCTGTCCAAATGTGTTGATTTATGGCATCACTCATAAAATTTCCTTTATTTTTTAGCTGGTCTACCACCCAGTTTTCCGTTAGAACGACTTGCTTGTTGTTTAGATGGTGAATTATTTTTACCGCCAGCACCACCTAATTGCTTTGCGGCTTCTGTTAAATTTGTGTACTTAATACTTCCTGAATCGTTTCGTTTAGCTGTTGCCATATAAACCTTTCATAACCTAAGTGCTTGGGTTTTTAGTATATACCTAAGTGATTAGGTTTATTGCAAATTCCAATAATTTTTCTTCGGTGATCCCGTATATGCGTTCAAACTGTTTACGCCCAAGTCCGTGAATACCTGAATTTCCTCTATGATGTTCAGGACAAAGGGGGATAACTGGGGCTTGTTTTCTTGGGATATTTCCCCTTCTAATATGGTGCAACTCTGCTGGTGTTCCTTCATACCCAATATAGGAACATAGGACACAGCCAAATCTCGCCAAGCGATCATAATGTTGTTTTTCTGTTTTAGTCATCGAGCCAATGTTTTTCATGTTGCACCGCATCATTTATTTTTTCAGATTGACGCAATGCAACATTTTCAATTTTCTTCGGAAAATTCTTCAAAATTTCCTTACGGATCAAAAATGCCTTTTTTGATTTTGTATCGCCATCACCTATAAATTCAACCCATCGGAGATTGTTCAAAAAAATACAACTAATTATTTCCATCGGTTTTATCCAAAACCATTCTTCATCGTCATAGAATAGCCAATAGGTAGCGGTGCTGGTCATCAATGCCGAAGGCTTGCCGTTAAACTCAATCTCTACTACAAAATTCCCCGTAATATTGCTCATGGGGTCGTACTTAACTTCTACCGAGTAATTCTTTTCAGGAATAAAAATATCGTATTCTTTTAAAGCTTCCGCCATATAAGCTTGCGGATATTTCTTGTTAATCATTTGCAAAGCTTTTTTTTCTACCGCTAAACCTCTTTGAAAATCTTTATGGAATGTATTACTCATGAATTTCAATTCCTTGTTCTACCGCCCAAGCTTGAATATATTCAATAAACTCTGACATTTCCTCAACTGTTAATTTTGATGTCGGTCTAAATACAATATCAACTCCATGCCCGTCAATGGCTGGTAGCATTTCAACTGGTTCACCTCTAGCCCTTAACCATGCCGCTGTCAACAGTCGCTTCCAAGTTTCTACGGACTGTTCTTTATTTGCCCATATAACTTGTTTTGCTATGTCCCCGATAAGAGCGTGTAGCTTGGCATTTTGCTCTAGGCTTCTATTGGGGGGTTTAATCTCCACTACATAGCCTGTAGGGGCTTCTAGTACCGCTTGCTGGGCATTTCTTCTTGCTAACTCATGAGCAAGAACAAAAAATCTTTTCATCGCCAATCTCCATGATTACCCCGATTGCCTTTGTGCCATTGGTTTACAAAGTCATCGGCTAACTTATTCCATAATTTTTGTATGCTATTGCCTGCTACATATACTCTGAATTTATTCAAGCCCATGACAGCCCTTAACTTGCATAAGTAACGGACTGAGCATTGATGCTTGAACAATTCAGATTGATTCAATTAAACACCGCAACCGCAAACCATTTTGCCGTTATATCCCTGAACGCAACGATATGGTGCGCTAATTGGACATGATGCGTAAGCCGCAATTGAAACTGTTAATAATAAAAACGCAATTACTTTTTTCATGTTTAATACTCCTTAAAATGGAATGTCATCTAGTGATGGCTCACCAGCACCAGAATTTTTTGCACTACCGCCAGCACCATGATTATCTGAGCCAGCTTTACCGCCTAATAACTGCATATTGCTTGCAATTACTTTGGTGGAATACTTCTCTACTCCCGTAGTTTTGTCTGTGTATTTATCAGTCTTTAATTTACCTTCGACATAAACTTGTGAGCCTTTGTTTATATACTTTCCAGCAATTTCCGCAAGCTTTCCAAAAAACACAACATTGATCCACTCGGTAATTTCTTTTTGTTCACCTTGTTTATCTTTGTATTTTTCAGTACACGCAACAGAAATGTTAGTAACACTACCGCCATCTGAGGTAACTCTTACTTCAGGGTCACGCCCTACATTGCCTAGAATGATTACTTTGTTTACGCCACTCATGATTGTTTTCCTTGTAAATGTTTACGACCTGAACCTTTTTTGGTATGGCTACCATTTTTGGTGTGATGAATATTAGGGCTTTTAGAAACTAAAGCGGGAAAGATATTTTTAATATTTACATGAGCCGCTTTTACAAGAGCCATTTTTACCAATGCAATATTTTTTCTATCTTCTATTGAATATTGTTTTTTTGTCATTGCCGACCTTCCATGAGTTTTACTTCTTTTTCAACTTCTTCTAAAAACTGTTTGACCGCAACCTCAATGTCGGAAATGGTGTCATTACTTCTATACAACCGCTTTACAAACAGTTTGCTTCTTTCAGGCATACGAGGATCAAAGCTTATGAAATCGCACCACTCACGCTGGGCGCAAGCCATTTGAGTTTGCATTTGATACATATACTTTGTTGGGATTTCTTGCGACTTTATAGTAGCCCAATGTGTAGCGGAGTTTGGACATTTAATTTCACAAAGACCATCAGTAGAAACCAAACCATCGGGACTAGCCCCAAACCAAGCAATAGAAGGGTGATCCACGAATGGTATTTGTTCCACAAAAATATCATGCGTAGCTTCATAAGCCATTCTTGCATACGGCTCATTGTCTGTACCCCATTGCATTGCATCGTTAGTAAAAGATTTTTCAACAGTTTTCGTAACTCGTTGCAAAGCCAGTTCAATTAAATAATTACCTCGGCTGGCAGATACACCAGTTTTAGTTTTAGCCATAATGTCGGCAACTCTTGAAGCTGTTACTTTGCCCCGTCTGAGTTCAAACCATTCGGGTGAACCTTGAATAATATCGCTCATGATGTTTGCTCCAATTCTGCTTTGCGGTCATCTTTGGCTTTTAAAATAACATTAAGAGCTTTTTTATCTTTGCTTAAATGTTTGTACGCATAGGAATACTGCGCTTTTAATTCATCCATTGTTTTGCACTCTTTAATGGATTGCTCCCATTCTAAAGATTCATCCATAAGATTTGGCGCATCTTCTTCGGGAAGATCAGAGCCAGCATAAATGTATAACCCGATACCAAAGCAAGCAATATTTTTTGCCAAGCAACGCATTTGTGCATCTGAAATTTTTCTTGCATCAGGATTGGTAATGGCATTATTTCGGTTATCCATTACTGGCAACTGCATACCTAATGTTTTGCCAAAAGCAGTAACTTCAGTACGCACCATGTAAGTTTCGTTGTATTCCATTGGCTCTAAAAATTGCCAAGTAGCCGTATTGTCATTTTGCAATAACTGGTCTACCGCCCAAGTCCAAGAAAGATAGGTTAGATTGCCTTTCTTTTCGGTATGTTCATTGACATTGATTTTTCTTAGTTCGTCATAAGTTTTCATGATTACTCTCCGTTGCGTGATTGATTAAAAAAATGTACTGCGGTTTCTTCTGCCATTGCTTCTTGATAGTCAATGCTCATGGCATAAGCTTTTAAACCGAATAACTTAAATTCTCTTTGGTTTAAATAATCTTGAAGAATATCCAAGTCATCGGGATTGCTTGCATCCAAAGCTTCAATAATGTTTTTTAATAAAGCTGGATTATTTCTTGGGTGATTCAAAATGCTTACGACTACATCGTCTTTTGATTTCATACGCTTTCCTTGTTTAAAAAATTACTACACCTTCATACTACAAAAAAAGTAATTACCTCACAAGTAGTAATTACCCTGATTCTTATATTCCTTTACCGATACAAGTGTGCAAGGTTTATTAGCGTAACGCTTACGCACAATCAAATCAACAATCTGACTGTCATCCCGATAAACAGTTTTATTCATCGCATCCAAAACTGTTTTTGCAAGATTGTCCGAATCTGGTCTAAAGGTTGGAACAGTTTCACCGCATAGACAGCTTAATGTTTTTGCTTTTGAAAATGATTTTGGAATCGGCATCCTAAATTCTAGGAAAACTGTTAATGGCTCAATCAATAACATTTGATTTCCGTTTGACCGCATTGCATTAGAAGCAAGCCACTCAATCATTCCTTCGGCATTTTTTGTTTCCATTGGGGTATATATTCTTGCATACCCTTTGACATTGGCAAACCTAGGTCTGCCCTTGGCTACTGGTATGCCGTCAATAATGAATCCAAAGTTATTCATTGTTATCCTAAAGACCTAGTATTAAAGAAGATTGTTGCAATCTTTTGTTTTGTAAACTTTCATAATCTGGGTTTAGTTCGCAACCTATGTATTGCCTTCCTAATTTTTGAGCAACCGCACCTGTTGTTCCGCTACCAAAGAATGGGTCAAAAACAATATCTCCAACCCTGCTACCCGCTAAAACCATAGGCTCTACCAGTTCTGTAGGAAATACCGCAAAATGAGAACCTGCATACGGCTTTGTGGCTACAGTCCAAACATCCCGTTTATTTCGTTTTTCTGGCGGAACATATTTTTTTTCCGAATATTGCAAACCTTTTATTCCCGTACCGCCTAGACTTCCAAATGTCGCATTTTTTACATCGGGATGCGCTAAATCTTCTTTTATCGCATTGTGGTCAAAATAATATGTTGGTTTCTTTGTCAATAAAAAAATGTACTCGTGAGCTTTCGTGCATCGGTCTTTCACGCTTTCGGGCATCGGGTTTGGCTTGTGCCAAATAATATCTTGTCGTAAGTACCATCCGAAATCCTGCAACGCAAACGCTAACCGCCAAGGAATACCAATCAAATCTTTCGCCTTTGTTCCTTCGGGAATAATCTTTGAGTGTTTGCCTTCCATGTTTCTCTCGTCATGTTTCTTCCCCAAGTTACCTGCAACGCCTTTACCGCTACCAGAGTAGCTATCCCCAATATTGAGCCATAGCGTTCCGTCATCCTCAAGAATGTCCCACACGCAAGCAAAAACCTCTACCATCGCATCAACAAATTCCTTTGGTGTTTCCTCTAACCCTAACTGTTTATCTTCTTGTACAGCACCGCACTTAGGGCATACAGCTTTGTATATCGCATCGCCTACAGTCAAATCTTTATTGGCATGACCTGTGATTGTTTTATCTGAATACTTGCTATCACGCTTATGCGAGCAGGATTCATCACCACCTATCCACTTACCTGTGCCGTAATCACGCAAGCCAAAGTAAGGTGGGCTAGTAATACAAGTTTGAACCTTGATGCCCTCTTGTGCCATTTGTCGCATTGAATCCCTGCAATCTCCCCAGTAAACCTTGTTCATGCTCTAGCCCTTTTCTCACGGCTATCAAGTATGAATTTCTTCATCTCAAAATAACTGCTAAATCTTGACTGTTGGGGGTCGCCACCGCACTCTATCCTGTAGGCTTCCTCAATCTGTTTGTCGCTTCCTAGGGGCATTTCCTTGGCTTTCTGAGCCTGTATCGCCTGTTGCTGAATCCAGCTTGCTTCAAATGACCGCCATCCTTTGAACATGATAGTTTCGATTACATCCGATAAAGTCATTTTTGCCAATCCAGCTTCTTTGACTAGCCGTGCCACCACTCTATCGGAAACTGGTGCTTTTAATCTTTTCCTGTAAACCAAAAAATCATTCCAAAGATCAATACCAACCCCGTCAGGGGTATTAGTATTATGGTTAGTGGTTAATGGTTTATGGTTAGTGGTTAGGGTTTCGTTTGGAATCCGTTTGGAAACCATTTGGGTTTTCTTAGGTCTACCGCCCAGCTTACCCACAGCCCTATTGCGTTCAGCCTTTTCGTGATAAGCCAAAATTTCGGAATCACAACGATTATGATGCCATCCATCATCTTCCAAAACAAAAAACTCTTGCAAGATTTGATCTACGAGTTCTTTATATTTTGTAAGTCGTAACCTTCTAGAAACCATTTGGGTTTCTATAGAAATTGGCTTCTCGGTGTCGTAATAAAAATTACACAATTTGAAATAAACAATTTCTTCTTCAAACGATAAATGGCTAGTTGCTAAATGCCAATCGGCTATGTTGAATTTGTAGTAGTGCATCATACCTCGGAGAAAAAAAGCCCTAGCCAGCAATCTCATCCTTTTTTAAGGGAAGTTGGCGGACACCGAGTAGGTGCAGATTGCTGACTAAGGCTTACTCTAAATCACCGCCAAGTGATGAAATTCAATATTACTTCTTTTTCTCGTCTAGCGGAAATAGGAGTTCTTCAAAACTCAAAGCTCCATCGGAAAAAGAAACCATTTTTCTTGCAAGATCAACGCTGGGTCGTTTTCTTTTATTGCAAATATGTTTGAAGTATTCGTAACTCGTTCCTACTTCTTTACACATTTCTTCGGCTTTTGTTTTGCCATTTGCTTGCCAGTATTCCATTAAATTCATTTTGTATGCTCCGAAAGGTAATTACCTGCATGATACTAAAAATTTACCATCGGTAAAGTCTATTTGGTGGGTTTTGGGGGTCTTATAGGGTTTATGATAGGTAGGCATTACCTAGGGGAAGAAAGCCCCTATAAAGCCCGTATTTTGCCTAGAATGGGCAAAAAAGCCTTATAGGGGTATCAATTTGGGGGCATTTTAAGCCCCTTTTAAGCCTTTTTCTAATACCATAGGGGTAACATAGCACCCAGCCCCTAAAAAGCCCTAAAAACCCCTTAAATCATCCCTAAAATGGGGGGTTTTAAAATAGGGTTACTGGATGCCATGCCCTAAGAAAACACTAGGGAAAACCCTAATATCACCAGCTTGATCGGTAATAAAATTCCCACTTCATTAAATCAGGGTTATCGAGAATATTTTGCAACTCAGAAACAGTACGCTCTATATCTTGCCAAAACCACTCGTCAAAATCAGTAGAGCCAAAAAAGAACCCAGCACAGGTAGGTAAAACATCGGGGGCTTTTTTCTGATCTGAAAGAATGGTTTCGCAATCAGCAAGCAAGTGTTCCAAATCTTCAATGCTTACATAATACTCACGACAATCATCCTGACCTTGTTGGCAATGATCTACGAACCATCTATGAATTGCATTTGATTTGCGCCAGTACATAGCTTCGCATGAAACTTCTTTTACACGCATCCCCTGATTGCCAATAGGTAATGCTCCCACTACTTTAGCAATCTTCGCATCAGCTCCATCTTCGGGATACTGGGACAAATACCGCTTTGCTGTTAAGTACATATCTAAGCCCATCATTCATCCCCTTCAATTGGTTCGTCTACATCTGATTGATCGTACCCTGTCAAAATTTCAGGGCGGTATTTGGATAATGTTTCGTCTACACATTTGGGGCAAACTTTTGCAAGAGGG